GTGGCCCTTCATCTCGTTGCCGTCGAGCTGCTCCAGGATCTCCTGCCGGCGCACCTTCAGGTCGTGCAGCTCGGCGCGGGCAGCGCCGCGGCGACCCAGATTCTGCTTCAGGTTGCCGCCGAACTCCTTCAGGTTCGGCCCGTAGAACGAGCCGGCACCGATCTTGGAGTTGATGCGGAGGTGGTCGTCGGTCAGGACGCGCATCGGGTAACCGAGGCGGAACAGGACGGAGAACTTCCAGCCGCGCAGCAGCATGTGCCCCATCTCGACCAGCCAGTCACGCGCAAAGGCACGGGCCTGGATCGCCCGGTCGATGCCCTGGGCGCCGGCCGCCTTCAGGTTCGAAAGGCGGGCGATCTCCTGGGACTCCACCTTCCAGGCTGCCGAGAGCCGAGCGAAGTAGCCGGTGTCGCGGGCCAGCACCTTGCGGGCCAGGTCCACGTCGAACAGTGGGACGTAGTTGCCCAGCTGGGTCTCGAAGACCGGCAGCGCCAGCGGCGTGCCGTCGTCATTGATCTGGTCCAGGCGCCACTTGCCCTCGGTCTTAGCCGAGAAGCCGCGACTGGAGCCGAACGCTGCGGCGTCCTCGACGGCGCCGGCAGTGGCCGCACGGGTCGGGTCCTCGGTCGCCGCGTACACGCGGCCACGCAGGCTGGTCAGTCGCTCCGTGCGCTTGCGCGCGCCGTGGGCCATCAGCTCGGTGATGTAGTCGACGTCGATCGCCTTGCCGCTGCGCTCGGAAGCCCAGCGCGCCAGGGACTGCACCGAGGCGTGCTCGACGCGCTCGATGATCGTCTGCTTCGAGGACTCCGTGGTAGCAATGAAGGCGTCGTCGAGCAGCGCCCGACGGGCGCCAGGGTCCACCTTGGCGATCTGCATCATCGAGTCGAGCTGAGTGGTGGAGCCGCCCCAGTCATGGATGCTGGCAACGCCAGTGAAGTGGGTCCGACGCAGGGCGTCGGAGGCCGCGACGGGAGCCTTCGTCCACGGCGAGGCGGCGAAGCCGACCGTACGGACGGCCACCAGCGGGACGCTGTACTTACCCTTCTGGAACACCGACGAGGACGACTTGGCGTTCGCGGCGAGCGAGGCACTCCAGTTGTCCAGGGTGTTCTTCGGGGCGCGGGGCGGGCCCGTGTCGTTGAGCCGGTTGACGGTCCGCTTGCCCTGGGCGTGGACGCCAGGCAGGTTCGGCAGAGACTTCTGCGTCTCCAGCAGGCGGTCGTTGTAGGCTACGAAGTCGTCGATGAACTTGTCGACCGCACCCGACTTGTTCAGGTTGTTCAGCTGGTTCTCCAGCCGCAGCCGGAAGATCGGGTTGTTCGCCAGGTTCGGCGCCACTGCCAGCGCGTCGAGGTCGATGACGCCCTCGCGCGCCATGTTCGACAGCTGGTCGGCGATGGACGCAACCTCGGTCGACTCCGTGCGCAGGCGCGCGACCTGGGAGAGGTCGCCGCCGGCCACGGCAATGATGCGCCGCTGGGCGTCCTTGCGGGCGATCGGGTCGGTGATCTTGTTGGCCTCGGCCAGGAAGCCGGCCACAGCCTCGGGGTCCTTGGCGTACCGCTTTAGCTCCGGCGTGCCGTGGTAGATCTCCGGGGCGGAGAGCGGGCGGCCGAGCTTGTTCTCGCCGCCGATCCAGGCGACGTACTTGTCGGTGCGCGACACGAGGTTCGGGCGGAGTCGGCCGGTCTGCGAGCCCTCCGTGATGAGGGTGAGCAGGTCCGACTTCTGGGCCGGGTTCAGCTTCGCGTACTGGTAGGCGCCGCGGGCCACGCCCACGCCCTTCAGGGCGGCGGCGGCAGGGTCGCCCGCGAACATGCCGACGATCTCGCCCGTCCAGGCAAGGCCGGTGCCGAGGGAGCCGTGCTCGGCCTGGAGGTCCTCGTAGGGGTTCGCCGTGGCGAGGGGGTCGCTCTGCGGGTTCAGGGCGCCGTAGGCGAACGCCGCACCCAGCGCGTTCGTCTGCTGGTTCGCGCGCTTGTAGGCGTCGCTCCACGACTGCGGGTCCACGAACTCGGTCAGGCTGCCCCGGCCGGTGACCACCGAGGCCAGGGCGCCGAGGGGGCCGTAGCTGCCCAGCCCGCCGAAGGCGTGCCGATTGACCATGTTGGCCGTGGCGACAGGCTCCGAGACGAGGTTCTGGTAGGCCCAGTTCAGAGCGTCGAGCGTGTGCATCGCCCCGCCGACCAGGCCGGTCTGCGGGTTGATGATCGGGTCCAGGGTCTTGCCGGTGTAGTCGGCGATGGTGCTGAACACCGAGCCGAAGTCGTCGTCCTTGTCGTCGAACGGCATCTGAGCCAGGTCGATCACGGCGCCTGCGGGCGCGGTGATGGCACCGCCGACAGAATCGGCGGCACCCTTTATCGAATCCCAGATGGACAAGAACGATTGCCTTCGTGTTGATGAACATGTAAGGTTCGAGCATGGGAGATGAGCAAAAGACCGAGAGTGACGAGATCGACGGCGTGCGCATCGGCTCACTCTGGAAGCGCAACAAGGGGCGTGAGGTCGTCCGGGTGCGGCGAGCGTGGATGTACGGCTACCCCGACGCTGAGCCAACCGTCCGCGCACATCCAACAACTGGCGGCAGGCCGCTCGTCGCGCCGACCGCATGGCTGCGCGAGCACTACACCGAGCAGGTCTCTATGCCCGACTAGCCCTGACTGAGCCGGGCCTTCAAGTTCCTCACGAGGGTTCGGGTCTCGGGGTTCGAGCCGGGCAGGTTCGCCATCAGCTCCAGGCTGCGCATCAGCGGGCGCAGCTTCTCGTTCGTGACCTCGGCGTCCGACTGGATGCCGGCCGCCTTGGGGCCGATGCCGGGACCGAGAGGGGCGCCGGCAGTGACCGGCTCCTCGGGGCGGGCCGAGGGCGCGTCGATCGGAGGGAGCGAAGCCCGCGTCATACCTCCGCCCGCAAGGGGAGAGCCGGCCTGAAGGCCGAGCATCTCTGACCTCTCGCCGTACGCGCCCCCGGCAGCAACCTGCGGAGCCTGCGTGGCTCCGCCGTCTGTGCGCTGCGACAGGGCTCCCGGAGGGGAGACCGCGGCAGGGTTCGCGGGAGTCCGCTCGCCGCCGTGACCGTTCGCCATCTAGGGCCTCCGTTGCCGTGAATGGGGGTACTCTCCCGACATGGGAGACTTCATCGAGACCGCAGGCGCGATGGCCTTCGTTGGTCTCGTCGGATGGTTCTTGTGGGAGATGCTCAGCCCCCTGTTCGGAGGCTGAGGCGACAGCATCACCCCCAGGGATCGAACCTGGCAGGGCCGGCTTTGGAGACCAGCCCGCGCCCAGCGCGGGTGACAAAACCCCGCCAATCCCGGGGGACGACGGGGCGGAATGCTCAGTGGATCTTGGTGCCACCCGGGCCGACGCCCGGGCCTGCGCCGGTCGGCGCGAGCTTGCCGCGCGACTCGTTGGTGATGCCGGCGCTCGGGACACCGCTCTGCTTGGGGTCGCGGTCCTTGCCGTGGCTGTTGTCGAACGACCCAGCCGGGGACTTGAAGTCAGCCATTCTTGTTTCTCCTTGGGTGTGGGCTTAGCCCTGGGTTGGGATCATGCGACTCACGTTCGCCTGCATGTTGGCGTTGCCGCCGGGACTCATGCCGGCGAGCATCATCAACATGTCTGAGGCGCCGCCACCGCCACCCATGCCAGGTGGGGCGGGCATCTGCTGCTGCATCGCAGCCATCGGGTCTTCGACCTGCGGCTGCTCCTTGGGGGCGAAGACCTTCTGGATCGCGTCCACCGGGGACTCGCCCTTCCCGAGCAGCCTGCGCAGTTCGGCGATCTGGGTGGTCAGCTCCCGTGGGTCCATGCCGCCCATCGCCATCTGGGGCAGGGCCAGGGGGAGTTGGGCGATGGCCGCGGCGAGCGCATCATCGACCTGCTCCAGCTGCATCTGCCGCTCCTCGGCGGGGATGTTCAGGTCCAGGACGCCGCCCAGGGAGCGGCGGCCGGTGCTCTTGGAGATCAGCCCGCCGGCCATCGACTGGAGGACGAAGATCAGGCCGCGGTTCGGGTCGAGTCCGGCGATGGCGCCGTACGACACGTCCACCACGTAGTCGCCGTTGATCGCCTTCGAGGGCGTGTAGGTGACCTTGCGGGGTGCGCCGTTGTCCTTGATGCGGATGGTCTTCTCGATGCCGCCCCAGAGCTTCTCGTCGACCTCGAAGCACAGGGAGATGACCTCCTCCAGCGCCGAGGCGTTCAGCCGCTGGAAGGTCTGCACCTGGGTGTTGAACGTGCCCATGAGGGCCTGGACGCCCTGGCCGGTGATGATCGAGGCATCGAAGGAGCCGGAGCGGCCCTCGGGGTAGCGCGACCCCTGGAGCTGCTCCTGCTGGAGCGCCTGGGCCTCGGGGAACAGGCCCGGAGTGATGTTGAGCGGGACCGTCCCGACGCCCCGGGGATTGTCGGTCTGGAGGATGGAGAAGGGCCCCAGGTCGAAGTCCTGGATGTCCTTCGGGGCCACGATCGGGGCGTTCACCGAACGCTCCAGGGCGTTCATGGTGTACATCTGCACCACGGCCCTGGCGATCTGCACCCAGATCACGTCGTCGAACTGGCCCCGGGGCGAGCCGCCCGTGATGTCGGGCCGCTCGACCACCCGCACCAGGCACTTGCCGATGGGGTTCGGGGCCTCGTAGAGGACGATGCCGGACTCCGTGATGAGCACGACGTCGCGCTTGTCGTCGTGCCAGCGCACGACCTCCACGCTCTGCGTCTCACCGAGGTGGCCGTGGGAGTTCTCGATGTACTCCGCCTGCTCGGGATACTCCGCGCACAGGTCGCGCGGGTTGCAGCGGTAGACCTCGAAGTACTCCTTGACCCGGCCGCGGTAGTCCTTGGAGTAGTAGGCACCGTGGTGGGTGGCGACCCGGATGACCGGCATCTGCTCTTTGGCGTCGGGCTCGACGATGTAGGCCAGGAAGCCGAACGAGCCGTAGCGGTCGGCTCCGCCGAACATCTGGTCCTGGAGCCGGCTGCCCTGGACGTAGGCGTTGGCGATGGCGGCCCGGATGTCCTGACGCTTCTGGTCAGACTCGCTGGAGAGCGAGGCGGACTGGCAGTTGAACGTCGGGAGGGGGGCCATCACCTCCGCCACGTCACGGGCGGTGGTGTCGATCAGGTTGGCGACCAGCGGCTGGGGGAAGTCGTTCGTGTTGAACACGCCCGGGGCCACGACGTCGTACTTGCCCTGCCGCATCGCAATGATGCGGGCATGGTCAAGGTCCCGGTCGTGACAGCGGGCGCGGGCCATCTGCACGCGGCCAGCGATGTACTGGGGGTCAGCCACGCGGGTTGCTCCTGTTGTCAGTGTGATTCAACGCGATAGTCGGCCAAGTTCACTCGTGTGGTTCTTGCCGTTGCGCGCGGGCTCACAAATCTGTTGGACCGGCCGAACAGGCTGGTCACGTTCCCTCGGCCGTGGCCGAGGTGCTCACGGGCCCCCACCTCTGCGAACCAGAGGGCCATCACCATGTCGCAGGGCACCTTGTTCGGGTCCAGCTCGGGGGTCCAGGTGATGAGTTGGTGGACGAGGGCCTTCAGGCCGTCGGAGTTCTGCGCCCGGGGCAGCTCGATGAGCGGCTCCGTGATGGTGCGCCACTCGCCGCCCGGCATGTCCCACGCCTTGTCGTACTCACCGAACAAGGAGGCGATAGACGAAACGCCGAAGCCGGAGTCCCACTTGTTCGCACCAGTGTGGTGCTCGGTGAACCTCACGCCCCGGGTGGCGAACCACATGCGCAGGGCCGCGTCCTGGGTGAAGAACTGGAGGAGGCCCGTCTTCTCTACGCGCCACTCGTTGATCGAGTATTCCTCCGTCAACTCCTTCATCTTCGCTTCGAGCTGGGCCTTCGTGGGGGCCTTCAGGTTCCAGGCCGTCAGCACGTACCGCTTCTGGGTCTCGCGGTCCACCGCGTAGACCACGATGCCGGCGAAGCCCTTGATCGCGGGGTCCAGCCCGGCGATCACGTACATGCCATGCATCCCCTTGTGGGGGTGGCCCACCGTGGCCGGCTTCAGCACGCCCGGCTGCCGTGACCCATTGATGCAGTTCTGGATCGCGTGCTCGGGGAAGGTGGCGTCCTCCGCCACCGACTTCTGCTGGTAGACCAGGGCCCACTCGGTGTTGTTGTTCTCGGCCCGGGGGCCCATCTCCAGGTGGATGCCGTCCCAGCGCGGGTACAACTCCTTGCCGTCGACGATCACCGGCTCGGCCCCACAGGGGCGCTCACACAGGCACTCGTCCAGGTCCTCGACCCCGGGCTTCACCCAGGGCTCGTCGGCGTACGGCCAGAGGGTGACGTGATCCTTCGGGTCGGCCGCCTCCTCCAGGATCGCCGGGGACGCGAAGTGCGTCCACGGGACCTTCTGGTTGGCGTAGTTCTCCGGCTTCATCAGCTCGGAGTACAGGTCGACCGGGGCGATGCGGGTGCCCAGGACCAGGAGCTTGCCGCCGGCCTCCAGACGCGAGGAGACCTCGCGGCGCAGCCAGGTCATCTGCTTCTTGTACTCGGCGACGTTCGTGCCGTCCACGGCGTCGTCCAGGATGATGAGGTCGGCGCGCTTGCCGTAGATCTTCGAGCGCATACCGACGGTCTGGACGTTCGGGTCCTTCTCGTGCGAGGCGCCCGCACCCGACGTACGGGTGTCGGTGCCGAACACGATCCGGTTCTCGGTCCAGGACTCCGCCGTCTGCTCCCAGCCCCCATCGGGGGCGTACGCCTTCTGAAGCTCCAGGAAGTCCGGGGAGGTGAGCCGCTGCTTGATCGCGTACAGGAAGTCCGCGGCCAGGGTCGAGCCGGCCGAGACGATCAGGATGCGGAAGCTCGGGTCCATGCAGAGGCGGTAGACCGAGTAGTCCACGGTGATCGTCATGGACTTGGCGTGGAACGGCGGGATGTTGACCAGGATGCGGTTCTTCTTGCCCCGGTGGAACGTCTGCGCCTCGTGGAGGTCGCGGGGGTCGCGGCCTTCCAGCAGGTCGACGATCTGGTACTGGTGCCAGAACGTCTCAGTCTTCAGGTACTTCTTGCGGAATTCGGCGAAGCCGATCCGCTCGCCCCGCTTCACCTCGTCCTCGCTGCGGTTGCGCAGCTGGCGGGCCTGGTCGACGCGGAGCTTGAACGCCGCGTCGTTGCGGCGCCAGTACTCGTAGGTCTTCTGCGCGTAGCCGATCTTGTCCAGTCCAGCGGTCACCGACATGCCGGCCTGGATGTGCTCGATGAACGCGCTCTTGGCCGCCTCGGTGGTCAGGCGCCTCGGGCGGGTGGGCCGCTGGCCGCCAGGGGAGCGGCCCCTATTCGCCTGAGCCAAGGGTGGCCCGCGCTTCCTCCACCTGGCCAATGGCGTCCAGGTAGTTCTCGATGCCCTTGCGCGTCTGCTCCAGGGCGGAGGTCAGGTCGGCGGCGTGCCGCTGCGCCTGGCCCAGGTGCTCGTACAGGCGACGCTCCTCGGAAGCGAGGAGGTCGGGGACGAGGTTGGCAAGAGGGGCCTGCGGCCCGGACTGGGTGACCATCAGTCGCACTCCCCGTCCTCGCAGTCGCAGCCGTACATGTCGTCCTCGATCTCCATCTCGACCACCTTGTTCAGGTAGGCGGCCAAGCCGGCGGAAACCATCGGAGTTTGTCCGTCCATGCATCCGATATGGATATTGGACGAACCGTCTTCGGCAATTCGCTGAGCGGCGAATACATAACCGAGTGGAATTCCCCCACCGTTCTGAGCGCAATAGGCGCTCACGGTCTCGGCGATCATCTCGTGGAGCGTGGGCAGCTCAGCCATTTCCGCTCCATTCTCTCGCGCACAGGAATACACACTCAAATCGCGCACACGCGATTTTTCGTTTTCGCCGGGACGGAGGACTTAGGGCAGGAACTGCCCTACAGTCCGACTGCCTGCCTGGGGGACCCACCCTGCGGTGGGTCCGAGGGGGAGCACTTAGGGTGCTCCCCGTGGCCTCGCGCGCCTACGCGCGTCATGCCGGGACGAGCCACTCAGGCGAGTCCCGAGCCTTCTTCGCTCCAGGGCGGGACCTACAGTCCCGACCCTGAGCTTCTTCCCCCTCGCGCGCACGCGCGGCCTAGGACAGCCGGCAGGCTGTCCGTCCGTGAGGGACGCCGCAGCGTCCCGAACACAGGAGCGATGGGGCGGAGCCCCACGCTCCGTCGGCGCAGGCCAGCGACCGAGCGAAGCGAGGGTAGCGGCCTAAGCCGCTACTAAAAGGTGTTCTCATTAGGTATAAGGGGTCGATACACACCCCAGTCCGGACCATACCGAAAGAATGTTTTCGGTAACATCGTTTCCGCAGGTCAGACCCCTAAAGTTTTTTCTCGGTAACCGGGCGACACGCCCGACCGCGTTGCAACTTTCGACCCTTCGGAGGCCCTGACGCCCCTCCCGAACCCATCGAACACCTGTACGAATGCGTGCAAATTAGCCACAGAGGTACGTGGGGTGACAAGGGGTGGGGGTGGGGGCCGGCGTTTAAAACCGGGGGGTCAAGATGGTCCAGGGAAGACCCCCCACCCCCCTCCCCCCGAGGGGCCTCGCCCCTCCCCAGGGGGCGACCAGCTGAGCCTGCGCACCGGTAGCGAAGTGCTACGGAACTACCTCATGCCTCACTGTGCATAGGTCGGCCTGATCCGTCTATTCGTGGGCGAGCTGGGCCACAGCTGACCGAGGCTGCGCCTCGCTGGGCGTAATGGGCAAAAGGCCAAATGGTGGTTACATGCACATGCATGTAACACGCACATGCTGCATACAGCTGAGCCCGTCCACCCCATTCCCTGCATCAATCCTCCTGCCAGCGGTAGGTTTCCCGAAAGGTCAGGCCGGCCTAATGGAGCGCGCTCCAGCTGAGGAATGGAGAGGGAATGGAAAAAGAATGCGCGCAGATACTTGACATACTGCGCAAGTGGCGTACGGTGGAGCATGCAAGGTTCATTCTGAGGCTGGAGGTTGGATCATGGAGCAGGCCCGCAAGACCACCGGTTGCGCGTGGTGCGCAACG